CAATCAATGGCATACCAACAAGTTCGTAGAGAAGTTTTTAGAGATTATGATGCTATGGACCAAGACCCGATTATTGCATCGGCTTTGGATATCTACGCAGATGAATCTACTTTGAAGAACGAATTTGGTGATATGTTAATCATCCGTTCTGATAATCCACGTGTTCAAGAATTATTAGAAAACTTATACTACGATATTTTAAATATTGAATTTAGTTTATGGCCGTGGGTTCGTAATATGTGTAAATATGGTGATTTCTTCTTAGGATTGGAAATTGCAGATGGTAAAGGTATTGTAAACGTAACTCCATACTCACAATATAATACAGAACGTTTAGAAGGAAACGACCCTACTAATCCTCATATGGTAAAATTCAGAGTAATGGATGATGCTATTGGAAAAGTAGATTATGATAACTTTGAAATAGCTCACTTTCGTCTATTATCCGATACTAACTGGTTACCATATGGTAAATCTATGGTAGAGAATGGTAGAAGATTGTGGAAACAATTATCCCTTATGGAAGATGCGATGTTAATCCATCGTATTATGAGAGCACCTGAAAAGAGAGTGTTTAAAATTGATATTGGTAATATCAATCCAACTGAAGTTGATAATTACATGCAACGTATCATTACCAAAATGAAAAAAGTTCCTTTTGTTAATAAAGATACAGGTGATTACAACTTAAAATATAATATGCAAAACTTAACGGAAGATTTTTATCTACCGGTAAGAGGTGGTGATAGTGGAACTAACATTGAAAACCTAAGTGGGTTAGAATACACTGCAACCGAAGATATTGAATACTTAAAAGGTAAATTATTTGCTGCATTAAAAATTCCAAAGGCTTATTTGGGGTACGATGAAAATGTAAATGGTAAAGCAACTCTAGCAGCAGAAGATGTTCGTTTCGCACGAACTATTGAAAGAATCCAAAAAATGGTTACATCTGAATTATCAAGAATTGGTGTTATACACTTATTCGGTAATGGTATACAAGATGCAGAAATGACTAATTTCGAAATTAGTTTAGTTAATCCATCTACAATCTACGAACAAGAAAAAGTAAATCTATGGTCTGAAAAGATTCGTTTGGCAACTGATATGCAATCTTTAAAAATGCTATCAAAGGATTGGATATATGATAATATTTTCAAAATGTCCGAATCTGAACAAACTGAACAACGTGGTAAGATTGTAGAAGATATTAAAGATACATTCCGTTACAATTCAATTGAAAATGAGGGTAATGACCCTGCTAATCCACCAAAACAAACTGATGTTGAGGAAAGTTTAGAGAACTTAAAGAGTGAACTTAAAGCAAATGTGGGAAGACCTCGTGAAGGTAATACCTATGGTAAGGATAAACATCCATATGGTAGAGACCCATTAGGTGATAATGAAAGAACTTCAAAACGTAGTAGGACTTCAGAACACAAAGCTAAAACTTTTATCAATGGTATTGCATCAAAACGTAAGTTTTTACATGAAATGAAAGATATGTTAGATGAGACTAATATTATCGATGATACGGAAAATTAATTTAACTTATAATTTTTAATATTTATATAGAGGAATTTTGAGTCTATCAAAATAAGGATTAAACAAAATGAAAAAAATAAAACATTCGAAATTCAAAAATACTGGGTTTTTATTTGAATTGCTAACACGTCAAATAACGTTGGAGATATTAAACAACGCACCGGAAGAAAAAGCCAAAAGAATAGTACAAGAATTCTTTGGTGGAAAAACTGAATTGGCTAAGGAATTACGCTTATTTAATTTGTTAATAAACGAAAAATATAATTCAGAGGGTAAAGCAGAAAAGTACATTGATGCTATTATCGAAACTCGTACAAAATTGGATGAGAATAAACTTTCAAGAGAAAAATATAATCTTGTAAAGTCAATCAAAGAAAATTTCGAATTAGATTCATTCTTATCATCACCAGTATCTAACTATAAAGTATTGGCATCAGTTCATAAGATATTTGAAGCAAAGATACAAGATGTAACTAATGTTAAAGATGTATTTGATGCTAAATTAACTTTAATTGAACATATATCTACTTCAACCCCATCTTTAAAACAAAAAGAAGATAAGTTGATGGAAGATTATAGAAAACAAGAGAAAGATTTAAGATTACTTACATATAAAATTCTTGTTGAAACATTTAACAAGAAATATACTAACTTAAATGATGAACAAAAAGATATTCTAAGAGAGTATATTAACAACGTAACCAACACCTCTAAATTTGGTGAATATTATGATTCCAAATTGAAAGTTGTTGTAACTGAATTACACAAACTTTATTCCGAAGTTAATGATAAAATCACAAAGATTAAGTTGAAAGAAACTATTAATGTTATGAAACAACAGAAAATTGGTAAAAAAGTTACCGATGAACAAGTTTCTGCGTTGATGATGTCATATGAATTAATAAAGGAAATAAAAAATGTTAAAGAAAGAAAATCTTAAATCGTATATAGACGAACTTATTAAAGAAGTTGAAGAGGAGTTAGAAGAAGCCAATGTGACAGGTAATGTCGATGGTTATCAGACTCCTTTTGCTTTTTCTGGCAAGAATAGTTCTGAAAAAAGAAAAAAAACCGCAACTCAATTAGGTTACACATTAGTAGATAATGATGTTGAAAATATTGATGAATCTATAAGTGAAGCAACTGCATCTGAAATTGTAAAAGATTTAGATAAAGTTAGAAACGATTTAATTAAAAAAGTAGATGTATTAATTGCTAAAAAGAAAAAACTTTATTCTAACGTAGATATTGAATCACCAATGAGTGCTGATGAAAAACAATTAGATAAAGATATACAATCTATATTTTCACAAATCCAACAAATAATCCAACAAAAAAGAAAAATAAAAGAATCAGTAAACGAAGTATCTACTTCATTCGTATCAGGTAACTCTGGTAGAACTATTACTAATTTAGATAATAAGAAATATCAATTAACAAAAGATGTAAAAGGTGCACAAATTGGAAATTATACAAATGTAGTTTTACCACACGGAAGTATCATATACAATCTACCGGGTGGTGTATTTGTATCACACCCATCGTTAAAAGATAAATTTTCAGGCGTTAAGGAAATTCCAAAATTTGGTTTTAGAGTTACAACACATCCTAATACCATAGTAGCAATAGAAAAATCTTCAAAAATATTAGAATCAGTAAACGAAGGTAAATCACATAGACCGGTAAATCGTTGGTTAGAATTAAAAAATGATGAATCTATGCATGCTAATAAAAAACTTGCAGTAGGATTAAAAGAACTAAAACATCAGTTAAGTGAAGTAGAAAAGTTTTTCCGTTGGTACAACCAAATCAAAACAATGAACGAGTTATCATCCGATACTTTTTGGAAAAGAACGCACGGTCATATTTATAAGATAAAAGAGAGATTAATTAACATTGCAAAAACAATACAGGAGATAGAAAAATAATGAAAATATCACGTTCAAGATTAAAAGAAATTGTAAAAGAAGTGATGGTAGAAGAAAACGAATACCAACAATTCTTTCAAAACGCGTTAGATAAGGCTGGAAAATCAATACCAGATATGTCCGAAGAAGAAAAGAAAGCATTCTTTGACAAAGTTGATGCGGCATGGCAAGGCAAGGGTGAAAAAAACGAAAACAAAAAGAAGTAGTAATTAATCGCAATGACTAAAAAAAGATTGTTAGAAATAATTGACGAAGAAATCCTACAAGTAAAATGGGGATTTGTAAACGAAGAAATTACTAGTGAGGATGAAAAACTTATTAGAGATATTATTCGCAAAGAAGTTTCTGCAATATTTTTTGACTTATTTAAAAAACGAAACGTTTGGGGAGCATAATGAAAAATTTATTAATTGAGACTAATCTTTTTGAGGGTAGAATCAACGAAGATGCATCTGGTAGAACACTTGTTAAAGGTGTATTACAAAGAGCAGTAGCAGAAAATCAGAATGGTAGAATCTATCCAAGAGAAATTTTAATGCGTGAAGCAAAGAAATATGAAGTTCTTATCAAAGAGAGAAGAGCTTTGGGAGAATTAGACCATCCAGATTCATCAGTAATCAACCTAAAAAACGTTTCTCATAACATAAAAGAAATATGGTGGGAAGGTGATGATTTATGCGGAACAGTAGAAATCTTACCAACACCATCCGGTAATATATTAAAAGAATTATTAAGAGCAGGAATCCTATTAGGAATTTCATCTCGTGGTATGGGTTCGGTAACACCTATGGGTGAAGGCAAAGTAAAAGTTGGTGATGACTTTGAATTGATTGGGTGGGATTTCGTATCTAACCCATCTACTCATGGTGCATTTATGGTGCCAATGAATGAATCCGTAAACAAACAATTACAAGAACAAGCGATAGTTTGTGGTGATTATTGTAAGGCACAAGACCTTATGAGAGAAATCATTACTGAATTATCATAAAGGAATAATAAAATGGGATTTAGTATACAAGATTACTTAAAGAACAATAAGATTGAGTTAGGTAGTATTAAAAAAGAAGTTGGTGACACTCCATATAAGGGTGGTCATAACGATATTCGTAAGACTAACTACGATGTAAAGATAAAAGAAGATGGTAAATTAGATTTATATACACATAAAACTATAATGACAGAAGGTAAATCTTTAATTAAAGAAGCATCTGAAATTAAATTTAATGAATTAGATTCTACTAAACAAAAGCAAGTTCAACAATTTGTAAAGTTTTTTGGTGGTAAGATTATTACAATTTGGGATGGTATACATGGTAATATCGTTGATATTAAAATGTCAGAGAAAAATTGGAGAATGGATACACAAGATTTAAAAGATTTGATTTCATTAAAAATACGTTGGATAGAATTTGATAACCAAACGGTCTCAATAGGATTTTAAAATATAGGAATAATAAAGATGATTAAATTACATAATTTACTTAATGAAGAAACTTTTACTGCTACTAACAAAGCAAGTGGTAAAACATCAGTATTTAAATCAAAAGCTAGTAAAGATGCTGCAATTAAAGCAGGAACTCACTCTGAAAAAGGAGATACTAAATCAACTAAATCAGGTGGTACTACTTCAAAGGTAAATATCTTCGATAAACCAACAAAATCAGAACCTAAATCCGATACGTCTAAATCAACCTCATCTATGGGTGTTGATAAAGTTGTATATAATACAAGAACTAAGACAGTTGGTATTGTAAGAATGGCCGATGAAAGAGGTGAAACTAAAACTGATGCAGATGGTAATGTAAATACATCTGAATTAGAACCATACAACCCAACAAAGTATCCACATCAAAAAGATGCTAAAGTTGCACCATCTACACAAAAAGAAGTAGATAAGAGAGGTTTATGGAATCCATTTTCAACTGATGGTGATACTCCAAAGGAAGAACCAAAAACGGATGAACCAAAATCAGAACCTAAAAAGAAAAGACCAGGTAATCCATCAGTAAATAAGGATGCTAAAAAATTAGCTGAGAAATCAGGAATTACTCCACAAAAGTTGGGTAATGAAAAATATAAAGAAGCAATGTTCCAAGCAGCAGTTTCTGCATTAACTGATTCAAACTTCCATAGTGAAGCAAGAGAATTAGTTGCAGCAATTGAAGGAAAGCCCGAATTTGCTAAAAGACCAGAGTACCCATCAATCAAAGACCCTAAGTATAAAGAGAAAATGGCTGATATTCGTAAGAATTCCGCAGATGGTTCGATTTATATGAACGGAACTGGTGAGATTGATGATTATGGTACGGATGTATCACAAGCATCAGGATGGGACGGAGTTGATGCAGCAGATGGTATTGCATTTACATTAAGAATGAATGGTTTCCATAAAGAAGCAGATTTAATTCAATCTGTATTTGATAATAAACCATATATGAAGAATGAAGGGAGAATTTCATTAAGTAAAATGGTAAACGAATCGGAAGCAGAAGAAATTGCTAACTTAACTGGATTGAGAACTCAAGCTGTTAAGAAATTCATTGAAGATAATAATATAGATGATAGAAAATTACTAGCATATCTTAAATTAAAAGGTCCAAAGACATTAAGTAATAGAATGGATATATCAACTGCAATAGTTGGTAAACCAGGAAACAAATATAGTCAAGGAATCATTAAAGCATTTAGCAAATAGGAGAATATATGATAAGTTTATCAAAAATAGTTAAAGAAGGTGAAGAACCAAAGAAATTTTCTAATGAAGTAAAAAAACATTTCTTAGAAATCGTTTCTACATACAACAAGTATCAGGAAATGATGGATAGAAAATCGGATATTGCTGAAATTGCAGAAATTTTAGGTGGAATAACCGAAGCAGCTAGAGAATTGGCGGTAAACGAATCTGATAACTGGTTTGATGCACAGACAGTTAAACGTAATATGAGTGAATTGGCTAAATTAGGTGGTCAATTTGATAAAGTAGCAATCGAAGCAAAGAACTTAGACCAAAGATTACATGGATTATATGAAGATATGGGACATATCCTATCTCGTTACTATAAAATGGGTGAAATCTCCGAAGACCAAATGAAACAACGTTTAGGTATCAAAGAAGAATCTCCTTGTTGGGATGGATACAAACAAGTTGGAATGAAAATGAAAGATGGTAAGGAAGTTCCTAATTGTGTTCCTGCTAATGAATCGATTAAAGAATCTACTGATTGTGGATGTAATCCAGTAAACGAAGCATTTGTAAAAGGTAAAACTTATGGTGGAACTAAATGTGAAGGTGGGTGTTATGTAGGTAAATCGGGTTTAATGAAACTAATTAAGATTTCTAAAGATAATCCAGAAAATGTATTTATGTTTAGAGATGATAACTATTCAGGTATTCAACCACATTTCATTAAGAATGGTATAATTGGAAAAGCAACCACAATCAATCCAGCATACGAT